GCAGTTAGGCGTTATTTCTTAGATTTTATCGCCTCCTATCAACAATCTCGATTGGACATAGGTTCTGCTGTTGGTATAGATATGGGTGGTATGGAAGCAGATTATCTGGTGCGTACAATGACTACTAAGGGAGATAAATTTATAACCGGGGATTATTCTAAATTTGGACCTACGTTAAATTCTGAGTGTTTGTTGCTAGTTATAAAAATTATGATTAATTGGTATAATTTGCATGGCAAGAAGAATTTGAATGATAGCACTATTAGATTGATCCTTGGTTATGAGTCTATATTTTCTTTACATTTAGTTTTAAATTTAGTTTACCAGGTTGTGAATGGATCACCTTCAGGTGCCCCTTGGACAGTGATAGTTAATGATATGGTGAACTCACTATATGTATATATGGCTTGGATTCATATTATGAATGGTATCTCGAGTGATAATTGGCAGTTAACAAATTTTGATAAACATGTTATAAAGGTATCTTACGGTGATGATTTATGGATGGGAGTTTCAGATGAAGTTATTGATGTTTTTAATAATATAACTCTATCTGATTTTTTCGATGACTATGGAATAAAATTCACCGATGCCATTAAAAGTGGAGCTATGATACCTTATAGCAAAATAGATGACGATACTTGTTCTTTTTTAAAAAGGACATTTCACCGGCATGACAAGTTGACTAACATTTATGTTGCTCGTTTGGATGAACGAAGTGTTCTCGAGACGTGTAATTGGATGTGGTCAACAAATAGCGATGCTTGGGCAGGAACTAAACTTGCATGTTTAGCAATGCTCGAAAACGCTTACCAATATGGAGAACTTTACTATGAAGATCTCCGAGACAAGGTGAGAAAATGGTTTGCAGATAAAACTGAAACATTTGTCTCACCTTCATATACCGAAATGACTTTAAGAATTTATAAAATGTAAATTTTTATTTATTTAATTAGTTTTGTTTATTTAATATTCGGCGTTAAAGAGGCATGAAGTGTATATTAAGTGTTCGACGGGAAACTTAACAGAGCTTAACACTTCGTTACCTTTCAAAATTTTAATAAAGTTTTATAAAAATCAAAAAAAAA